TTCCAGATGATACTATTTCTAATCCAGATGTTGCTTGTCTATAAGCATCTTGAACATCATCATTAGATGGTGTAATGAACATAAAGTCATTAAATGCAATCTCTTTAGGATTCTCTACACCTGTTTGACATATACCTCTTGCAAAGCCCATTTGTCCTTCTGGTCCTTGAACTACTAATCTTGGATCATCCAATACTAATAAGTTTTCATCACTTTGTACCTTTCCAACGAACTCGCCAGAAATGGTCATTACGGTTACTATTTCACCTTTTTTCATTTCAACTCCTGTTGTATATACTCACTTAATGTTTGTATATCTTGTTCCGAAAGCATTCCAGCCTGTGCCCACATAGTAGCAGACATTGCTCCTCTCGTCTCATTATTTTTATATTGATAAAGCGCTTCACTTATATAGTCAGCACTTTGCCCTGCAAGTTTTGGAAATACTCCAACACCTTGACCTTCTTGTCCATGACATGCAGCACAACCTGCCCACAGACCCCTAATAGAACTGAATGGATCACCAGCAGCAGCTTCTTTGGCTGCAACTAACTGTTCAACTACAGTTCCATGTTCTTTTACATATTGTTCATAACATTCACCAGTGCATGTGTGTGCACTAGGATATCCCTTATATTCTATTTGTGGATATATTACATTTGCAAAAAATAATACAAATACAAAACATCCTCCTAACACGTAACCTAATTCTCTCATAATGATAAACCTTTAAATGTATCTTCACTGACGTCCTTCTTTACACCACCAGTTATGTAAGAACTTATCTCTGTCTCTTGTGGTGCAACTTGAACCTCTCCTCCAGCAATCCACTTTTGTGTCCATGGTAGTGGGTTCATTGCTTGAACCTTATATGGAGACTCTAATCCAATTGCTCTCATCCTTCTAGTACCTATCCATTCAACATATTGTTGAAGTAGCTCAGTATTCAATCCTATCATAGAACCATCTTTGAACAGATACTCTGCCCAATCTTTCTCTTGTTGTATGACATCTTGGAATATTTGAATTACATCTTCTTTACATTCTACAGATAGTTTCTTGAAGTCTTTGTCGTCTTGTGGTAATAATTTAATAATTTGTTGTGTGCTTGCTAAATGAGTATTCTCATCTCTTGCTATGAATTTAATTATCTTTGCATTCCCTTCCATCTTCTTAAGTTCTGCAAATGCCCAACTACATGCAAATGACACATAGAATCTAACTCCTTCTAAAGCATTAACTGCATTAAGTGCTAACCATAATGCTTTCTTATGTTCATAGGATCCGTATGACTCATTTGATTCTGTTATCTGCATTAAATTGTCATAGTATTTACCTATGTCTGCTGCACATTCTGTTATTGGTTTAATGTTCATTATATTATCAAATACTTCACTAGGATCCGAATATACATTTCTAATGATATGAGTATATGATCTGGAATGGATAGTCTCAAAGAATGACCATGTCTCTACCCATGTCTCCAGTTCAGGGAGTGACACGAGTGGTAGAAACGCTAAGTTAGGACACCTACCCTGAACTGAATCCAAAACAATTTGTCTTTTTAGATTACTAGTAAATATATGTTGTTCTGATTCTGTTAAGTTCTTAAAGTCGTTAGCATCACGCAAGATGTCAACCTCTTCTGGTCTCCAAAAGAACCCTAATTGTTTATCACATATTCTTTCTATTTGTGGATACTTTACAACGTCGTATCTTGCTACATCAACACCTTCGTCAAAGAACATCTTTTTATTCAAATGTGACTTTCTATTTTTCTTTATAGCACGCATGACTCACATTCCTCCTCTTCTAATGGATCGTCCTGGCCTACATATGGATGAGCTGGTTCTTCTATTTCATCAGTAGCCCCATCATATGTATTAAAGTAGTATAGTTGTTTTCCTCCATACTTATAGAACATTATTATATCTTGTAATAAAGTACTCATAGGTATTTTTTCATCTTCATAGTATCTTGGGTTGTATGATGTATTGACAGAAATGCCTTGATCAACATACTTCTGTAATACTGCACATATTTCTAAGTATCCCTGTGGAGATTCTTGATCCCACAAGAGTTCATATTTGTTTTTCAAGTGAAAGATACCTGGGACTACTTGTTTAAGTACTCCATGCTTACTTTGCTTGATTGATACTAATGCACGAGGTGGCTCTATACCATTCGTTGCATTACTTATCTGACTAGAAGTTTCACTTGGCATCAATGCCATGAGTGTACTATTTCTTATTCCATACTCTTTTAAATCATTACCTAAACTATCCCAATCCATTTGTGGATCATGATGAACTAACTCATCTACTTCTGGTTTATAAGTATTGATTGGCATTATTCCTTTGCTATATTTTGTTTGCCAATTAAGTTTACATGGACCTTTTTCTTGAGCCAGCTTGTTGGATGCTTTGATTAGATAATAAGACCATGACTCCGCCCAATCGTTTATCATTGGTAAGTTAGGTTGACTATAAGTCATGTTGTTCTTAGCCATCCAATATGCAAAGTTAATTATACCTATACCTAGAGGTCTTCTGTTCATAGTAGACCTTTCTGCAGCAACTACTGGATAGTCTTGATAGTCTAATAGTTCATCTAAAGCTCTTACTAATAGTTCTGCTGGTCTTTCAAATCCAGCTGGATCTTTTATCAATCCCCAGTTAATAGCTGCAAGTGTACATAGTGATATCTCACCACCTGCATCATCAATATTCTCTAATGGTTTAGTAGGTAAGTTGATCTCACAACATAGATTAGACTGTCTTATAGGAGCTAAGTCCTGTACAAATGATCCATGATCGTTTGCATGGTCTACATTCATAAGATATATTCTACCTGTATCTTTTCTCTCTTGCATAAATGATGAGAATAATTCTATTGATGAAACCTTTTTCTTTCTAATTGATGTCTTACGTTCTGCTGCTTCATATAGTTCTCTAAACTTATCAACATCTGTAAAGAATGAATCCCATAGCTCTGGTACATCACTTGGAGAGAATAATGTTATCTCTTCACCATTCATTAGTCTTTCATAGAACACTTTATTGAATTGAACACCATAGTCCATATGTCTTATTCTATTATCTTCTGTTCCTTTATTGTTCTTGAGTACAAGTAAGTCCTCTACTTCATAATGCCATATAGGATAGTACATAGTTGCTGCACCACCTCTTACACCACCCTGTGAACAAGACCTTACTGCTGATTGAAAATGTTTATAGAATGGTATTGCTCCTGTATGAGTAGCATGACCGCCATTGATACTTGAACCAATAGCTCTTATTGCACCACCTCCAATACCAATACCAGCTCTTTTAGATACATATTTTACTATTGAAGCAGATGTTGCATTGATACTATCTAAACTGTCTCCAGCTTCAATCAATACACAACTACTAAATTGTCTTACAGATGTTCTTACACCAGCCATAACTGGAGTTGGTAAAGATATTTCAAACTTACTTACAGCATCATAAAAGTCTTTTACCCATTTCATTCTATCATCACCATATCTATGAAATAATGTAGCTGCTATCAACATTAGAGCTATCTGAGGAGTTTCAAATACTTTTTGTGAATATCTATCTTGCACAAGATATTTGCCTCTAAACTGTTCCATTGCTGCATAAGTGTATTGTTCATCTCTTTTATGATCAATCCATCTTTCCATTAACTTCCACTCTTTACTACTATACCACTTCAATAGTAATGGATCATACATTTTAAGATCAATATTCTTTTTTACTATATCAACTAACTTAGGTGGTTCAAACTGACCATACACTTGTTTACGCAAATGATATGTAATAAGTCTACCTGCTACTAATTGATAATTTGGTGTTTCTTCTGATATAAGATCAGCAGCAGACTTAATCATAGTCTCCTGTATTTCTTCTGAAGTAATATTATCTTGGAATGATATTTGTGATTTAAGTTCTACTTGTGATGCAGAAACGCCTGTGAGTTGATCACATGCAAAAAATACTACTTTATGAAGTTTTTCTATATCGAGAGGCTCTTTACGACCATCTCTTTTCGTTATTAAGATTTCTGACATTTTTCACCTTATACATTAATATATTGTCTGTTTTCTAAATGAATCTCCGCTATTTCTTCTTTTGATTGACCATGATAAGGAGCAGCATGATGCTCTTCTATCATTAATTGGTTAATGTTGGTTTTGGCAGTTACATTTCCTTCTTCACTATGTTGTTCTACCCAAAACTCACCTAGTATACGTCCATACTTACCAACTCCATCTTTGTGTGTTCTTAATAGAGGTATTCCCTCTTGAAGTTTTGCTTTCAAGAATGCTGAAGCTGCTTTACCATATTTCTTTTCTTCTAAGTCTCTAGTTCTAGATTCTGGTGTATCTATTCCATATAATCTGACTCTTTCTTTGTGCATCCAAATTCCAAAACCTAAATCTATGTCAACATCTACTGTGTCTCCATCAACTACTCTTAAAATTTTTACTCTATATTCGTACATTGTTTCTCCTATTTTTTCCACGCAGTGATGGCCAATTTAGCCTTGAGACCTGAGTGCGTATTAGTATCTATAATTTGTTTAATGTCAACTGGATCTATTCCATTTATTACCATATCATTGACATCTTTCTCCTTTAAATGTGATGGCCAAACACATACTTTATAACCTTTGTTTACAGCTTTCATTAGTTGGCCAACTGTTCCTACGTTACGAGGTTCGTTATCTAATATTATTACTGGTTCTTGTCCTGATAGATGTTCTTTTATAAGATCAAAATGCATACTTCCAACAGCAATACTATTTGGAATAAACATACTATCAAATTGTCCTTCAAGTACATATATTTGTTCAGATAGTTTTATGTTCTCTAAACCATATACATATCCAGACTCACTTCCCCATATCATCTTTAGATATCTTTGAGCTGTAGGTAGTATTGACCTTGCAACAGCACCATAACATTTACCTTTCTTATCTAACAAAGGTAAAACTATTCTTGGATCTTTACCATCAAATTCTTTTGTAAACTTTTCTGGTAACCACTTCTTTGCCCAAGAATATCCATTGTCTGTATAGAAT